ACGAGAAGTTCGGGCGCGTGTAGTTGCCCACTAGGTTGAACGCCCCGACCAACTTCGCGCCGTCTCCGCCCAGGTTGAACACCGGGCGCGTGGGGTTGTTTGACCGGATCGTGACCTTGCCGACAGCCTGCACCGTCGTCCCGGCGGGGATGTTGATTGGATTGCCCGTTTGGAGAAAATCCGGCGCGTGATAGCCGTCCGCGTGCGGCGTTACCCGGATTTGCTTCCCGGCATTGGCTGCAATGAACGAATTGACCCAGGTGGTATCATTGAGGCTAATAATAACCACCTCACCCAATTCGGAGATATACGCCCGATCTACCGGCGGATCGCCGTTTTCCGTCTGTGGCGTCCACGTCGTATTAGCCGCTGACCCCTCGGGATCGTTCTGGTTATCCGGCGGCTCGCCGTTATCGGTTTGCGGCGTCCAGCTAGTCATACGGACGCCCCCAACCGGGTCATGTAACGCTGCATGACGTTATAGAAGCTAGCGTGTTGGGTGGCGGTCCAGCCGTTGCGACCGAACAGGCCGTAGCCCAGTGTTGAGGCGCGCAACGCCGCCGGAGAGCCCGCGTTGTTGTAAGCGCCCATGAATAGGGCTGTGTTAACCAGCGCAGAGCCGGGCGTGGTCAGGGATGGCGTTGCCGCTGCGACCCCGTTCTTGTAACCCGCCCCCGTGCCGGTATTGACGCCGGGTCCGCCACCATCAACGACGATGGTTGCTGCGGCCACCGACAGGCCCCGGCTATCCGTTAAACCTGTTCCGAATACCGCATTGGCCGCGTTCAGGCTGGCCTGGAAATTAGTCGAGTTGCGGGGAATGATCAGCGCAGTGCGCGTGGTCGTGCTTTGCGCGCCCATCGCCCTGGCCGTGGACGCGCTGAAGTTCGTCCGCTCGTATACCCCCAACATAAAAGACGTGCCGGTTGCGGCCACACAGTCGGTAGAAGGAACAAAGCCAGTGCTGATGTAGTTTGACAAACCGTCAAACGCGTAGCCACGATCAACGGTAAACGCCGGCAGAGCCACATCGGTTGTCTGCACCGACATCGTCTTGCGAGCGCGCCAGTCAACCAAGGCCGACGCGGCGTTTTCCGCAGCCAGGACCGGCAGGAAGTCCAGATCACCCCAGACGTTCGCGGCCTTCAGTTCGCAAATGGTGTCGGAAATAAGCCGGCCCCGAGGCTGACTGACATTGGCCTGACCCACGGTCGCAATCCATCGCGCCGCGTCCGGATCGAGATTTGCGCCCAAAATGGCGACGCGGGCTGCGAGGGATTGCATCAGTTGCGGATCACGTTGACCGACACAGTGATGTCCGACGTGCTGCCCAACGTCGGCGTTGAGCGCGCCACCAGAACTCCGAAAAGGCTAGTTGCAGCCAGAGTGAAGGGCAAAGCAAGGTTTTGCGCCTGGGCAAACGAGGGCGTTCCCAGATTCGTCCAATCGGTGATGTGAACCACGCCGCACACTTTGTCGAAGTCCGCCGCGTTGACGGCCAGAGCGGCATTGTCCGTGAAGGTCGATGCCGCCGGGTCAGCGTTGAACAGGATCAAATCCATTGCGCCGGTTTGCGCGCTCTTGCAGTCGATGTTGACCGACTGAACCAGACCAGAACCACCCGCAGCCAGGACCGACGCGGCGAAGGTCAGCTTGGTCCCGATCACGTCGCCGGTCGAATAGGCTGGCGAAGCCGAGACGGTAGGGCTTTGCGAAATGGCCCCAATGTTGCCACCCACCGGCACGGGGTTAGACGGAGAGACAGGCGCTGCGCCCGTTCCAGCGGCGTCAACAAGTGTCAGGATGGACATTAACGCCCCCTATGCTGCGTAAGTTGGGATGGGACTAAGCGTCCCGATTGATTGATCAGACCGCTTGATCGCGTCGATTGCCGAGGCAAACGCCTGGGTCCAGATCGACAGCCGCTCATCGCCGGCCATGATGGCAAATTGCAGAAGCGCGCCGTAGAGATAGGCGTCAGGGTGACGATACAGGACCCAATTTTGCGCGTTTTCGCTCAATGGCGGGATGCGCTGATAGTAGGTCAATTCGCCCGTATAGGACTGATTAGGAACCGGGAAAAACCGGAATTGTGGCCCCACAATCGTATAATATTGCGGTTGTCCAGATTGCGTCGTGTATTGCTTGGCGACGTTTAGCTGATCAACCGTCAGATATTGGAGATTACGCTGCGGCGTGCTTTCCAGCACAAACGACACCGGCTCTGCAAAATCAGTCGGAAGGTCTTCATATTCGTTGTCGATAGTGGCTTCCGACCGTTGCACCATCTGGCGGGTTCGCAGTTCCCGCTCCATTGCAGCCTCTGCAAGCCGGATAAAATCATCCCAGTTAGACGTTTGATCCGTCCGCAGGGAATAGGTAGCCAGCGCCGCCTTTAGCTGTGTCGCCGTTGTAAGGCTCATCGCATCACCCCGTTTGACATGCCCAGTTGACCGTCAGCCGTTCGCAGATAGGCATAATCCGGGTCGTTGAGCTTGCGCATGATCCTGTCAGCGTTGGCAGGGTCCAGCGGGTCCCAGCCCTCTGTCGCTTGCCAGTGATAGATCAATTGCATGGGGATTGACGCAACCCGGCGCATCTCGCGGGATGGCGTATAGCCGTCGTTGTGGGTCCGCATGGCCGCGTTGCGGTCAAGAATGGGGTCGTTCTCCTGAACCGCCTTGTAGGAAACCGTGCCATCGCCGTTGTCCTGGCGAAAGTGGCTAATGCCGGTCGCATCAGCAGGCAGAAACGGACGCCAGCCCATCAATCAATCTCGACCAGTCCGCGATTTTCAAGCTCCTCGCCAACCGGGCGCGGCATGTTGAAAACGTCGTTCCGGGCATAGGTCAGGTCACCCACGCCGGCCAGATGTTCACCCGTGCTGATCTTCCCATCACCGGCCTTCAGCACGCGACAGCGCACATAGCCGGGAGGAACGACAGCCTCCGCAACAGCCTCAACCGTTTCGCCGGCCTCGTCACGATTGACAGGAGGGCGACCACGGCGCGGAGCAATGACGGTTTCAGTGTCGGACATACAAACCTCGAAAAGGTGGGGCGGGAGACAATCCCCCGCCCCGGTTTATCAGGTCAGGTCGGCAACGACGCCCATTCCCTTTTGGTTACGGACCACGAGGGTCTTTTCCGTCACCAGCAAAAACTTTTCGTTGTCGCCAGCCGAAGCCAGGACCTTGGAAGCCACAGGCCGCAGGGTGCCGACAGCGACCATAGCAGGGTCGATGAACAGCGCATCGCGGGTCAGGCCATAGGGATGCGGGATGATGGACATGCCGCCAAAGTCGGAGACGTAGAAGTCAGCCGACCCATAGATGACAGCTTGGCCCTTGCCCGAAACGTCGGCGCGGATGTCAGCAATGCCGGTGAAAGCCGAAAACTGCTGTTTGTGCGTGCCGCCGACATAGCACTGGGAGAACATGGCGCCGTTGCCAAAGGCAGTGGCGAGCATGGCCTTAACCAGGGCCTCAGTGAAGGTGCGCTGCGTGCCGTTGGTCGCCGCCGAGACGGTGCCGCCGGAATAGCCGCCGTCGGAACCACCGGCCCCACGGCTGTCGTTGGAGGTGACCCACGCCAGAGCGCCCGCCGCTTTACGCGGAGTGCCGCCCGACTGGGCGTTGCTGGCGAAGTTACCAATCAGGCGCGCTTCAATGTCCCGCTTCAGTTCCATGCCCTTGAGCATTTTCTGGCGGTCCATCTCGTCGGCGCGACCAGCAAGGGTTACGGCCTCTTGAGTGCCGGCCACGCCGCCCGACTTGCGGAAGATTTGCGTGTAGTTGCCGACGCGCGTGGTCAGGTTCGGAGCGTCCAAGGTGCCGACGTCGTCGCCTTCCAGTTGGAAGTTGGACGCGTCAACAGCCGCGAGGTCTTCCGTCTGCCACTCGTGGAAGGTGGAGGTCGCCTTGGTCTTGCCGATGTTGGAGGTAAACGGGGTCTTCTCAGGCGCGACGCGGTAGATGTCGTTCTCGAGGTCTTCCCGAATACCGATGTTGGTCACCGTGGTGACGGTGTTCGTAGGAGCGGCCATTGGCCCTAGCCCTTTCTGCGCGCCTTTCGGAGCGCCAGAACATCATCCAGGGAACCGGTGCGAGCCACGCGAGCTTCGAGGGCCTGGAGGGTGTTATCTTGCGGAGGAGCGCCACCCGAAGGCCTGACAGGCCGTGGAGCGGGCGCAGCGGTTCGGGGGGCAGACTGTAACGATTGGGCCTTCGCCTGCGCCTGTCGCCACTGCATCGCGTCATACGCAATGCTCAATTCGACGGCTGTGATAAACTTTAGCCGGTCCTGACTGATACCACGCTCAACCAGATGTGATTGGAGAGCTTGAAACCGCTTGGGACCCTCAACCTTGTCTATCAGTGCCGGGACCAACTCCGGGATGCGCGCCATTTCGGCTTGCAGGAATTGGTCATATTCCAAAGCTTCGGCCTGTTGCTTGGCGGAGTTCATCCGCTGCAATTCCGATTGCTCAAGGTCATATTGCGCTCGAAACTGTGTCGCGGTCAAGCGGTCCTGCTGAAACCACGCTCCCCAGTCTACCTCTTCCCACGGCATCCCTAGCTCCGGGACGACGCGTCTGTGCTGTTGTTCCGCCACTTCAACAACGGAACGCACCTGATTTGCCACATGGGCGAG